ATACTTATATATATTTATTTATTTTGAGAATTGTGAAAATAAATATTTTGAAAAAATACCAAAAAAACGTGAAAATGTGTACCAAAACCGCTGAAACACCAGTAAACATTGAATTTTAGTAGGTACACATTTAGGTACACATTGAGGTACTAATTGAAAATAAAGTGTATTTTGATGAGTAATGGAATAAATTACTATCTTTGTTGAGGGGTTGTCGGAGGCATCCACTTAAAAGGTTTTCACTGTTCCTTTCCCCCTCTTTTTTTTTAACAGTGAATTAAAACAGTATTATGATCGTATCAATTTTTAAGAAGGTAACGGATACCACAAATCCATTCAACAAATCAGCTCTCTATTGCCTCGAAAGAATTCGAGATGGTAAGTCAAAAGAATTGGTTGAACAAATCAGAGCTTGTTCCACGAAGGATGAGCAGAAACCATTCAAGAATCAGCTTCCTGGTGTTTGTTTCAATGGAACTTTCAAGAGTAGGTCAGTGAAAGGTATCGAACAAAGGTCCGGATTGATGGTTTTGGACTTCGATAACATGAGCCATACTGCTGAGGCAATTCAATTCAAGGATTCTTTAATGTTCAACAACTTTGTTTTCAGTGCATGGATATCACCAAGTGGAAAAGGAGTGAAGGCATTGGTCAAGATTCCAACTGAGGGAGATTTCAAAGGGTATTTTGATGCCTTGAGAACTTACTTTGATTCGGACTATTGGGATAGCTCAGGGAGTAATCTTGACCGCTTTTGTTTTGAGAGTTACGATCCAAATATTTATATCAACCATGACTCAATCATATGGACTCAACTTGAGGAGCCGGAGATTGAGGAAATCGGTTCGATGGATGTGATGATTCCAATCAAGTCCGACAACCGTATCATTGATAACTTGATGAAATGGTGGGAACGGAAGTATGGAATGATACCAGGTGAGAAGAATAATAACCTATTTAAACTTGCAGCTGCATTCAATGACTTTGGAATTCAGAAAACTGAATGCGAGAATGTGATGCTGAAATTTGATGAAGGCGGAAAGGATAACGAGATTCGAAAGATAATCAAATCAGCATATTCCAAGACCTCTCAATTCGGGACCAGGTACTTTGAAGATAATACCTCAAGGGCAAAGATTGAGAAACACATCCGAGCAGGTAAAAAGACCAATGATATCATCAAGATACTTCCGGAGTTTACTCAAGATGAAGTTGAGAAGTGCGTTGATGCAATCAAAGAAACGGGGAACATCGAGGACTTTTGGACTTACAACAATCAGAATCGAATTCAGCTGAGCATCCATCAGTACAAATTTTGGCTCCAACAAAACAACTTTTTCAAATACTTTCCTGCTGATTCCAATACTTACTCATTCATTAAGAAGGAGCAGAATCTAATTGAGGAAACAAATGAGAAGAGAATCAAGGATTTCACCCTCAGCTCTCTATTGTCGAGGGAGGAGATTGGATTCCAACCGTATGATTTGATGGCAGGTGCAACCAAATACTTCACATCTGAATTCCTTTCCATGTTGGACAGTGCTCAAGTTGAGATGATGGAAGATACTGCGGATAAGTGTTATTTATATTATCGCAATTGTGCGGTTGAAATTACCAAGCAAGGCATATTCAAGCATGAATACATTGACTTGGATGGATATGTATGGAAGAGGCAGATAATTGACCGGGAATATATCGCAAGTGATCACCATAAAAGTGAGTTTAGAACATTCCTTTGGTTGGTAAGTGGTAAAGATTCAGCGAAGTACAACTCATTCAAGTCAGTGATTGGATACTTGATGCATTCATATAAGACCTCAGCGAGTAATAAGGCAATCATATTCAACGATGAAACCATCTCAGAGAATCCGAATGGAGGAAGTGGAAAGGGATTGTTTTGGAATGCATTGGCTAAGTTAAAAAAGGTAGCTTCAATCGATGGAAAGACATTTGAATTCACCAAAGGATTTCCATATCAAACAGTGTCAACCGATACGCAGCTCTTGGTGTTTGATGATGTGAAAAAGAACTTCAACTTTGAGAATCTCTTCTCATTGATTACTGAGGGAATCACATTGGAGTACAAAGGGCAGGATGCCATCAAAATACCGGTAAACAAATCACCGAAAATCATTATCACAACCAACTACACAATTGGTGGAGTGGGTGGCTCATTTGAGAGAAGGAAGTTCGAAGTGGAGATGAGTAACTATTTTGGTCACACACGATCACCATTGGATGAGTTCGGTCATATGTTGTTTGATGATTGGAATGACCAGGAGTGGGTAATCTTTGACAACTTCATGATTCAATGCTGCCAATATTACCTTAAGTATGGATTGGTATCTCATGAGTTCACCAACCTGGATGTGCGTAAATTCATCAAGGAAACTTGCTTTGAGTTTTACGATTGGTCGGGTGATGGAAACCTTCCTCTCAATGTGAGGTTGTACAAAGATGAGCTTCATGAATCATTTATTAGTGAGTACACCGATTATGCTAAACTGAGCAAAAAGAAATTCTCTCAATGGTTGAGTATATTTGGTCATTATCATGGATATAAGATTGATGAGAATAAAACAAACAATAGAAGATGGATTGAATTCGGAAGGACCGATAAAACACCAAGTGATCCCGATGACATTTGGGATGAGTTAAACGATAAAGCAAAGGAGATATGAAACAATCAGCGGTAGAATTTTATGCTGAACAAGCAATGAAATTAGAAATACAAAAAACAAAAGGAAATATATCAATTTATCAAATGCTAAATGAATTATCTAATGTTCTTGAACAAGCAAAAGAAATGGAGAGAAAACAAAAACTTGAAAAGCAATTATTTATTGGTAAAGTAGTTGAAATAATTGGAGATGATAAGACATTGGAACTATTAAGAGAATCAAAACAAGCAATAGAAAAGATATGACAAAGGAATTAGCAAGGGACATTTTACACAATTATCTTGAGGAAAAATTTAAAAACAAATCAGACCTTCCAATATGGGATGAGAGAATTACAACTACCTATGAAGACAATGTTTTAGCAACTTGGACATTCAGAGGGATAGTACAATTTATATACAATTTAGAAGATAAACCATGACCAAACAAAACAAAGAACGAATCAAGGAACTTGAGAGAGCTCTCACACGAGCAAAGTATCCGAATCTTCCGTATGTGGATAGCTTCCTCACCAATTGGCAGGATAACTCAGCGAATGCACTCACCAAATCCATATGTGGATTCCTTCAGATGAGTGGATGCCAAGCAGAGAGAATCAACACGATGGGAGTGTATCGCAAAAAGTACCGTACTGATGGAGTAGCAATGGGAGGACAATGGACAAAGGGAACGGGAACACCAGGTTCCGCAGATATCTCGGCAACCATCAGAGGAAGGTCAGTTAAGATTGAAGTGAAGTATGGGAAGGATAGGCAATCTGAAGTGCAGAAAGTTTACCAACAAATGATTGAAGATGCTGGAGGAGTGTACTATATCTCAAGGACCTTTGATGATTTCATTGAATTTTATGATAACTTTATTGCCGAATTAAAATAAATAACTATCTTTATTGAAAATTAACACGCTAACAAATGGAAAAACAAGAAAAAACAGTCGCAACACTGTACCAAAAATTGCACACTGCTAAGCAGCAGATTGGAAAGGTAGCAAAGAATGCTACGAATCCACATTTCAAAAAGTCATATGCTGACATCAATGCACTGCTCACCGCAGTCGAGCCAATTCTATTGGAGAATGGATTGATTCTACTTCAGCCAATAGTTGGAAATGATGTGGTGACTCGAATCATCGACATCGATTCAGGTGAGATGGTTGAATCATTCATGACTTTACCGATTATTACTGATCCACAAAAGGTGTTGAGTGCAGTGACTTACTTCCGAAGAGGTACATTGCAGTCACTTCTCTCCCTTCAAGCAGTGGATGATGATGGAAAGGCAGCATCGATTGCAGTCAATCCCGTTAAACCTGCTCTTGACAATGCGAGATTTGAATCCGCAGTGGCATCCATTCAGGCAGGTAAGTACACCAAAGAGCAATTGATTGAGAAATGGACATTGACTGAGGTACAACTTAAAGCTCTTGAAGTATGAAGTGGCATCCATCCTCCATCGGTAGTTTAATGACTTCACCGAAAAGCAAATCAGAGATACTATCCGTAGGGGCAAAGACCTATATTAAGACAAAAGCAAAGGAGGACTTCTACGGATACCGCAGTGAAATCAATTCCAAGTATATTCAAAAGGGATTGATGCAAGAGCAGGATTCAATTGACCTACTTAATACCGTTAGATTTGAGGCATACGTCAAGAACACTGTTCGAATAGTGGATGAGTACATGACCGGTGAAGCTGACATCGTAACTGATGACCTTATCATCGATGTGAAAACATCCTGGTCATTGGAAACATTCCCTGCTCTTGCTGAGGAAGGATATGAATCAAAGTATGAGTGGCAGCTTCGTGCTTACATGGCTTTGTATGACAAACCTAAGGCAGAATTAATCTATTGCATGGTAACTACATCCAATGAACTGCTGAACGAGTGGGAGAACTTAGCAATACATCGTGTTGATCACATTGCACCGGAGAAGAGAATCACCGTACTTTCGTTTGAACGGGACCAGGATAAAGAGAAGGACATGATTGAGAAGCTGAGTGCAGCGACTGAGTATTATAATGAGTATTATTCATTGTTGGAAGCTAAGTAACACAGAACGAAATATACCAAAAAGTGGTATAAAATGCAAAGATTAACTAACTAAATCAGAATAAGATGAAAGAAATAAATATTGATAAATGGGGTGAAGATAATTGGTATTTTCTACCTACATTTTGTTACCATAAAGAATGGAAAATTCTAACATTTCATTTTTTAAAATTCACATTTGAAATATGTTTTTAACCTTTAAATCAGAATAAGATGAAAATAACAATCGAACAATACGAACACACCGTAACACACGAAGTCCCATTCAATGACGTGGACTTGGATGAAGTGTTGAGAATGATTGAGGGACTGCTCAAGGCAACGGGATATGTATTCAGCGGCAATCTTGAGATAGTGGATGACAGTGAACTAATGGAATTCTAATGAAAGAGAAAACAATCGCAATCATCGGATTCATTTCCGCACTTGCATTACTCATTACCTTGGGAACATTATTCTCAGCATGGGTATTTAAAGGAGCATTTTAAACGTAAACAAATAAATCAAATATGGAATTACAAGTAACAGGTACAATCAAGATGATTGAGCCAATCAAACAAATCAGCGACAAGTTCTCAGTGAGAATGTTTGTCCTAACCGTAGCCAATGGAGAGTATCCGCAGGACATCTCATTTCAGTTGGCTCAAGACAAGTGCAAGATGCTGGATAACTATTCACCTGGTATTGATATCACAGTGAAGTTCAACTTGAGAGGTCGTGAATACAACGGGAAGTATTATAACACGTTAGATGCGTGGAGTATCAATTCAATGCCGGTAGTAAGTGAGAGCTTTGACGATTCACCTTTCTGATGGGGAAACCATTCGTGACTTCATCGAAAAAGAGGTGAGGTCACGAGTATCCAAGAGATACAAATTGTCGCACATCGCTGAGGATATGGGAATCACTTATCTTCAGCTATGGAGATTCTTGAAAGGATACTCAGTGAATGAGGAGTTCTATATCAAATTTTTTAAGTATTATGAGAGATAGATACTTCATTGCCTATGTAGGTACGGGAAATGAGAATCCCCACATGATCATCAACCGATTTCAGGACGTGTTCAATGGAATGAATGTCAATTATGCAATTGTGTTGACGATGGAAGATGATGAGGTATATATCGATGAAGTGGATGCAGCTGCATTCGAGGAAGTTAAATGTCAAATGAATTGAGATGGGATGTGAGCCACTAAAAGCAATTGATGGAAATGAATTGGATATCAATGTTGCTTTGTTTGGGCAGTTGCAATTACTGCTGCTGCTCAACAATAACGAAAAAACGGATTTCATAAAAGGATTTGAATACTGCACTCAGTTGGTTGAGGAATGGAGTAAGCAAAGTAACTTACCTAAAATAATGGATAATTAACATGGAAAAACAAATCAACGATCCAATTGTAATCAAGGTCATGTCCAAGTATTACGAGAGGTCAAATCAGGGAATCAAAAAATATGGTACCACATTAGAAAATAATACACTACCTTTGATTGATTGGTTGAATCATCTCCAGGAAGAGATGATGGATGCAACCTTGTATATTGAGAAATTAAAGCAAGAGATATGAGTTATTTAGCTTCACTCGCACTTAGTTGGTTTTTGATATCATTCGAGCCATTACAATTGCTATGGGATAACATCGCAGTGCGAATCAAACCGAATCACCTGGTCAACTACATTCATGCCGGACTTGGTTGTTTCAAGTGCATGAGCTTTTGGTCCACATGGATCATCACCGGTGATTTCATTCAGGCAACTATTGTATCATTCATTGCGTTTATCATTGAGGAATGTTTAGCGAAGCTCAAGTAAAATATATCAATGAGATTATCACGTCAAGTGATGCATCGAAATATGCCAAAGTTACGCTGAAAGCACTGTACAAAATATACGATGAGCACACCGGAGAGAAAACAACCGATTGTTTTTGTGCCAGGACTGTGAGGAAGATTTATTATAAGCAATTCATGAATTGGTATGAAAGCAATACTTGACCGTTACATATCAAGGCACTATGATGAGGTGAGGACTTATACTGAATATTTCCTCACCAAATTCAAGGCCAATATGATTGCCGATGTAGTCATTAACAACAGTTATCTTTATGTGGCTGAGATAACTGATGATACAAAGGATGAAAACAAGGTCAAGAGCTACTTATTGAACACGATCAAGAAACAAATCATTTGGTCAACGTCAATCAGTCATATCGAGGAGAGAGTAAATGCCAATGAGATTGATATACCGAATGACTGCGATGATGATGAGGATTTGAATCACAAGATACAAGAGGAGAAGAAATACCACAATCAGAAATCATGCATCGAGATATACAAACGAGAGATGAAGGACCGAATCAAGGTCATAATCTTCGAGGCATACTATGAGAAGGGATACACAACCGCCAGGTCAATGGCTAAATACTTTGACATTCCGGTAACCTCAGCTCATTACTATATTAGGGATATTAAACACGATCTAAACAGGATAAAAGATGAGAATAAAAGCAGAATATAAGGGCAAAACTATTATCAAGCATACAACGGTTAGAAACATAATTGTCGTTGTTGATAATATAGATGTATCAAAGTACAAATATTACGTTTCAATTGGAATGGGATATCTCTTTGAGAAGGAATCAGAAACAACGACCGCACCGGAGAAATGCATTCAATATGAGGGCATCGAGCAAGAAGTGGGTGCAAAACCGATTCCAAAGAGAAAAAGAAGAGCAAAAGCAACACCAGGTAAAGGAGAGGAATAATGCCAAAACAAAAGATGCTAACTGAAGAGGAATTTAAGGATCTATTCAATGAATGGACTCACTACATTGAGAACAATCCAATCAAGAAACAAGTGTTTGTTGGTAAGGATGGAAGGCATGATTATGAGCTAATCCCAAGACCATACACTATGGAGGGATTCCTTAACTTTGCTGAGAATAAAATTGGTTGTGTTCATCAATATTTTGAGAATAGGGATGGGAGATATTCAACGTATGTGGATATCTGTACACGCATTAAGCGAGTGATCAGACAAAATCAGATTGAGAACGGGTTGGCAGGACTTTACAATCCATCCATCACTCAACGCTTAAATGGACTCACTGAGAAGTCAGACATCACGACCAATGGAAAAGACATCAACGAAATCAAGGTGAACATCATCAAGGCGGATGGAGATAAATAGCACTGTTATCTTTGAGAAGAACTACGAAGCTCTCCAGGATGATGGTATCAGATTTATAATAAACGAGGGAGGAAGTAGGTCATCAAAGACCTATTCTCTTTGTCAAATGATAATTGTCTACTCTCTCCAAAATAAGGGGAAGGTTACCTCTATTATCAGAAAAACGTTCCCAGCTCTCAGAGCAACAGTCATGCGAGATTTCCTTGAGATTATGAAGGAGATGGATTTGTATGATGTCAATGCTCACAATAAGTCGGAGCATATCTATTCATTCCCAAATGGGAGCATCGTTGAATTCTTCAGTGTGGATGATGAGCAAAAGATTCGAGGAAGGAAGAGGGACCTCGCATGGTGTAATGAAGCCAATGAGCTATTCTATGATGACTTCACTCAGCTCAACATGAGAACGGAAGGGAAGCTCATCTTCGACTACAATCCAAGTGAATCAGCATCCTGGTTGTATGAGTTACCAAAGGAGGAAAGTATCCTCATCAAATCAACCTACAAAGACAATCCATTCCTTCCGGATTCCATCCGTAGACAAATCGAGGACCTCAAGAGAACGGATGAGTCCCTGTATCAAATCTATGCATTGGGTGAGAAGGCAATCAGCAAGAGCAACATCTATTCGAATTGGACATTCTTGCCACATAGACCATCTCGCTTCACTCAGTTCATATACGGAATCGATTTCGGGTTTAACCACCCAACCGCTTTGGTGAGAATCTATTGGCATGAGAAGGATATCTTCATCGAGCCGGTGATCTATGAAAGCTACCTAACAACATCCGACCTAATTGACCGATTCGAAAAACTAGGTATTGAAAAGAATGCGGATATCGTGGCTGATTACGCACGACCAGAGATAATAGCCGAGCTGAACAACAACGGTTATAATGTCATGAACGCAAACAAGTCAGTTAAAAAGGGTATTGACAACGTGAAAACATTTGGTATCTTTTGCATGGAGCATGAAGGTTTAAAAAAGGAATACCAAAATTATAAGTGGAAAAAGATTGGCGACCAAATTATTGATGAGCCGGTGAAGCTGTGGGATGATGCCATGGATGCGACTCGTTACGCTGTTGTTTACATCAAAGAACAATACTTCACCGATGACTCATACTTCGCCTTCTAAACAAAAGAGGCATTTCACTTAATATATATATGGCATTTAGAACAAAGAAAATATCGCAGATGGATCCGAAAGGTTCCAACCTGGCATCAACCGATTTACTTGAGATATCTGAATTGGTGAGTGGTAGCTATGTAACCAAGTCAATCACCGGAGCAGAGATTGTTGCTGGAGTAGGTTCGGGATTCGTCCCAACGACTCGCACCCTAACAATAAACGGAACTACACAAGACCTTTCCGCAGATAGAACATTCACCATCTCAACAGGCATAACAATCGGAACGACTGCGATTACTTCGGGTACTGTTGGACGTGTGTTATTCGAGGGAACGGGGAATGTAGTTCAGGAGAGTGCGAACTTGTTTTGG